ACGGTATTAATCAAATTCTTAGAGATATTGAGGGGTTTTTAATTTATAAAATTTATTGTTAAATGAAAAAACCTTGTAAGGAATGCCCGCACCTTATTCGTAATCGTCATAATGATATGATTGTTGATTTTGGTCGTAGGACTGGTAAACGTCATAATTGTCATATGACCGAAGGGGTAAAAGATTTGTGGAATGTTAAGAATGAAAAATTAGAATGTTATGGATCAAAGAGAGATAATTTACGGAGTTTGTGATAAAACTGGTGGGTGTGATTCCTACTTTGGGTTTTTCAAAAACGAAAAAGACGCCGAACATGAAGTTGGAGTACAAGCCAATAGACTCAAGGAAGACTTGGGTATGATGGAAATTGACATTAAAACAGACAGAGCACTATTCAATGGTAAATTAGTAATAGTAATTCATAGATATGTTTTAAGATGATTAAAAAATATTTGATTGTTTTTTTCTCGGCTCTTATCTTAGAAGTTGGAAGTACATTTTACATTACGGTAGTTGCAGATAAGAATTATGTTGGAATGTTATTTTTTGCTTTCATCGGACCATTTTTATCATTACCTTTTGTGGGATTTATGGTTGAGTCAAAAACTTGGAAGGAAAGAATAAGATTGGCATTATGTTCGGGGCTTGGATATTTGTTTGGGTCAATTGTAGTAATAATATTTTTAGAATTAATGAAATGAAAAAGGTAGAAACAAAATTTGGAACTTATATTGATATGGAAACAAAAAGCAACACAGAATTAACCGGTGATAAAATCAAGGTATTTGTAGAAAGATTGAAAAAAATTGGAATTGAAGTTAAACTTTCGGGTAACTATCCTTGGGTTTATATTGATGAAATCTGTGGTATCAGAGTAAAGGAAAGGTTTTTGGGTAATCATGGGTTTACACTCATCTTCCTACCTGGCAGAAATGATAGCCCACCATCAGATTTTACGGATATTCCCGAGACCTTCAAACTAATACGAAAGTATAGTAGAGAAGCTTTATTAATTCAGATGATGAGGGATTCTGAAAAAGACGGATTATATGATGTTGAATGAGTTAAGGGTTGGTAGTATTGTAACCCACCCACTTTTTGGAACACCCACTAATGTTAAGGCAATTGCATTTAACGGACTTTATATTGGAACCAAAGATGGTTTACCTCTTCACATCGATGACTTCAAACCGGTTGAAATAACTGATGAGATTTTGGAGTTACTTCATTTTGTTAAGATGAAAAACACCGCACCTGGTATTGGTGAGTTTGAATGGTGGGAGACAGATGATACATCACTCACACACATACATAAAGGTTTGTATGGTATTGAGGGGTTAAGTGGTATTAAACCAATGAGGTATGTTCACGAATTACAAAATGCGTATTTTGTGATAACAGGAAAAGAATTGAATACAGAAAAATTATTATATTTGTAAAAAATGGAAAAAGTAAAAATTTATTTAGATGATGTAAGAACACCAGTTGATCCAAGTTGGATAGTCGTTCGTTCTTACGATGAGTTTGTGAGTAAGGTAAATGAGATTGGTTTAGAGAATATTGAACTAATTTCTTTTGATCACGACTTGGGTGATAGTGCGATGAAAGAATGGTTACATGGTGTTGTAAGAAACTATGCGATCAACTATGATAACATCACTGAAAAGACTGGTATGGATTGCACCAAATGGTTAGTTAATCAGTGGATGGACGGAAAACCTGTTGTTAGAGTTGTTGTTCACTCAGCAAATGCTGTTGGTGCCGCTAATATGATGGGATATATTAACAATTATCGACACATCAACAAACTACCACAAAATTGTGATAGAGTATTTTGGGAACACACAATATAAAAAATAGTTATGGAATTAGAAAAATTTGAACAAGCAAAAAAAGTTAAAGAAAACCTTGATAGATTGGAAAGACAGAAGCGTAAATTGGAATCCGCTTTAGAATCTTGTTCTTTAAATGTGACGATTGAATTTAACGCATCAAAGGTATTTCTCTCAAGAAAAGATGAGGTTAGTGTTTATAGTAAAGACGCTATTAAAGAAATGATTTCTAAAGAACTTGAAAGGTTGAATGGTGAAATAGAATTAGTTAAAGAAGAATTTGAAAAAGTATAGAAAATGGAAAATTTAAATAGTGTATGTTATGTTGGTGTGATCGGTGAGATCCGACCAATAGAAGGGGCAGATAACATCGAACTTGCTATGGTTGGTGGTTGGCAAGCAATCACCAAGAAAGGTGAATACAGTGTAGGTGATAAGGTTGTTGTTGCAACTACTGATGCGGTAATCCCTGTTGAGTTATCTGATTTAATGGGAGTGACTGGATACTTGAGAAAAGGGCAGAGAGTTAGAACTGTGAAATTACGTGGAGTTTACTCTGAGTGTTTACTAATACCATTCAAATATTTAGCACCAAAATCTTTGGAGAACAATGTAAGTGAAGGTCACGATATGATGGGTATCTTGGGTGTTACTAAGTACGAACCACCGGTTAAGATGGTTGAAATGAGTGTTGGAGGTAGAAAGTTCAAATATCACCAAAACCCTAACTTCCATGTTTACCACAAGTTTCCTAACTTGAAGAATGCTCCTGAAATGTTTAATGAAGAGGACTTAGTTACAATCACTCGTAAACTTCACGGAACTAATGCTCGTTATGGTATTGTAAGAAAGAAAAAACTTTCATTATTAGATCGAGTTAAAAAATTGTTCGGAGTTAAATGGGTTGGGTATGAGTATGTTTACGGATCTCACAACGTTGAAAAAGGTTCTGATTCTCAAGGGTTTTATTCCACCGACGTTTGGAGAACAATAGCGGATAATTACGAAATCAAAAATAAACTATGGAAGTTTGTTAAAACATTTGCATCTGAAGAATACTTGGGTGATGGTTTGATAATCTACGGTGAGATCTACGGTCATGGAATCCAAAAAAATTACAACTACGGACTTGAAGATATTTTATTTGCTGGTTTTGACGTTGAGTTGAACGGTAAATACTTACCATACCATGATGAAAAACATCTCTTTGAGATATTAGACTTACCAAGAGTTCCTGTTCTTTATTTAGGACAATGGTCTAAAAATGAGCAAGATAAACACGTATTCAATAACTTTATCATGGGAACTAAAGTTCCACACGAAGGTGTTGTTGTAAAACATGTTAATGGTGAGCGTTACAAAGTTGGTAAAGTTATTAATCCTGATTACTTGATCTACGGAGAAAAAAATAACGTAGGTGATTCCCATTAACTTGATGGGGTCACCTTTTTTTATTATTATTTAAAAAAGAAAAAATTATGGCAATATTTTGGGTACAAGCAGAGGTAGATTTATCGGTTGATGAGATCTACGAAAATTTATCAGATCGAGAGGTTTTGAAACTAGTTGATTTATTTGTTGAAGAAGGTTTGGTTATTTCAACTAACACAAGTAAAAATGAAAGTATGAGTTTTTTAGATGAAGAGTGGAAAAAAACACTATTGAATCTAATGAACAACAGACACAGACTTTCAAATGAAGATGAAGAAACAATCAAATCAGTTGCAAATAAATTATAATGGCAAAAGACAACGACCTGATATATGGGGTCTACGATAGAACAAGAGGAGTTGGTGGTTGTGATGACTACTTTGGGTACTTCAAAAAAGAATCGGACGCAAGAACAGAAATGAAAACTCAGTTCGAACACTTAAAAATAAAAAACCCAAAAGAAACTTTGAAACTTTATAAAGACAGAGTTGTAAGAATGAAAGATAAAACAGAAGAAATTTTAATAATAATACACCCAATTTTAGTACGATGAGAGAGGACCAAATTGATGACTATATCGAAGAGTTAAAAATGATTGAAGAGTTGGAGAACATGGTAATTCCAAGAAATGAACACAATAAATATTTGGACGAGGAGGATAAACCCGTAACAAATTCACCAACATGTTGGGGAACATTACAAGACGAAGAGTTTGTTCCGGCATTTAAGTCAGTTCCTAAAGTACCATCTGGTATTTATGAGATTGTTTGGAACAGACAATTAAACCAGCACACATTAAAGAAACAACCATTCAAGACAGATGAGTTGTATCAATTACCTTCATACGAGATTACAGATATCTTGAAAGACATCCAAAATTTTTGGGATCGTAAAGACAAGTATAAAGAATATAACTTTGTTCACAAACGAGGTATTCTAATGTATGGTGAACCAGGTTGTGGTAAATCAGGTATCATCCAATTGATCTCAAAACAATTAATTGAAAATGATGGAATCATCATCAACATTAAAGATCAGGAAGATATCGACTACTTCATGGATTTTATTGCGACATTTAGAAAGATTGAACCGGACCGACCATTGATTGTTTTGTTGGAAGACATAGACTCAATTGCCGGAGAAAACAGTCACTCAACAAGTAGATTGTTAAACATTTTGGATGGTGTAAAACAGATTGAAGATGTTGTATATATTGCAACTACCAACTATCCTGAGAAATTACAGGATCGTATCACAAATAGACCATCTCGTTTTGATAGACGATACAAAGTTGAATTACCAAACGATGAGATCCGTGAAGCATATATTCGTCATAAATTAACAGACGAAGATATAGAAAATGTTGATGTTCAAGAATGGGTAAAAAGAACAGACGGAATGTCACTTTCACACTTGAAAGAAGTTGTAATTTCAACTATAGTTATGGGTAGAGATTTTGAGGAAGTGATGGATAACCTCGAAGGATTAAAGAAAGCACCATCAATTAAAGGATCAGGAAAAGTAGGATTTGGACGATGAAAAAAGGAATTTATTATTTACCATTATTTTTAATATTATTATTTGTAATGGGAGGAACATTTTATGTTAATGATGTTTTGAGTTTTGTAATGTCAACTATGGCGATGTTATTATTATGTGAGGTTTATTATTTAAGATTTATAAAATGAAGAAGTTTAGTTTAATTATTGGATTGATATTACTATCAAGTTGTAAAACATCAAAAAGTAACTGTGACGCATATTCGTCATATGAGATAAAAGTAGAACACTGTCATATTGATGAAGAAAGTTATTGTTATTACGCAGTCGACACAATCCGATTGACCAAATAAAAAAAATTATTTATACTTTCGAAACAAAAAAGAAAACATGACAATTAAACAAGCACTTAAACAGAAAAACAAACTGGTTAAAAACATTGCCGAAAACACGAAGTTGATGCAACAATTCAACTCAACTGAGGTTGGAAACCAAAGACCATACAGCACAGTGGTGTTGTATAATCAAATCCAAAGAGAAACACAAGAGTTAGCATCTTTGAAGGCGAAAATCCACATCGCAAACACACCTGTAATGGGAGACATCTTTTGGATGTCAGAAATGAAATCAACAATCGCATCCTTAAAGAAAATGGATTGCACAGAAGGAAAATCAAGTCGTGAACGTTTCCGAATGGAAAGTGAAATGGTTTTAACCTCCGAAATCTCTTTGGTTAATAGAAACCAAGAGATCAAAATGTTGGAATCAAAAATTGAAGAGATCCAAGATAAGTTGGACACCTTCAACGCAACCACAGAAATTTAATATGGTTTGTGGATAGGGTTAGAAAGTGATGGTTGTTCTACTATCGGAATCCGACTGGATGGATAATTGATAAAGATAACGAACTGACATTAAACGAAATTTCAAATACTCAAAAGTCATTTGATTAAAACTTAAAACTCTCTTTTTAACCTATTTTTGGCTCTTGAAACAAATCATATGAACCCCCATCCTTGTGGTGGGGGTTTTTAAAAGACCCCATCCTTAGTGGTGGGCTTTTAGGACCGTTATCCGTTAGGGTAACGATTGAAAGGGGGAATTCGCTACTCCCCCTTTTCTATTTTACATAAACCTCTATTATTTGTATATGTGGGGAATTTTATTTATATTTGTAGTAATATTATTAGCAGTTGTCAAAAAAAACCAAAAACTTAAAAGATGAAAGTTTTATTCTTAGATAATGATGGTGTAATCTGCCTCTCAAATAATTGGGGTGGAAGAGCAGTGAAATGGCCAAATTTTCATAAAGATAATCCTGATGTTGAATTTACAGACCGACCAGTTCATACACGCTTTGATGACTTCGATAAGGGTGCTGTTAAGGTATTAAACAAAATACTTGAAGAAACAGGTGCTGAGATCGTTGTAAGCTCTGACTGGAGACTACATGCGAACTTGGAGGAACTTGGGGATTACTACGAGAGTCAAGGTATCATAAAACGACCAATCGCAGTTACAGACCAATTCAAAGATGTATTCCCTAAGGAATGGAACGCATTTAGATTTCGCGCTGAATTAGAATTAGAAAGAAGTATGGAGATAGGACATTGGTTGGAAAACCATCCTGAAGTAACTCATTGGGTTGCGGTTGATGACTTGAACATGAGTCCTGAATTTTTATCCAAATATTTCTCAAGTGAGGAAGACGATAGTAAAAATCCTGGTTTATCTAATTTCGTATTAACACCGAGATCAAGAGAGGGAATCAAACAAAGTGGTATTAAAGAAAAAATATTAAAATTTTTGAAAGATGACTAAAGAAGAAATGAATGAGTTTTTGGAATCCATTGGTGGACTTGAGAATGGATTCTATCCCGATAGAGATCCAATTAAAGACTCTAAGTTCTTTCAATGTGGGAATGGTTGGTTTCCACTAATTAAGGATCTAATAACCGATCTAATAGAGTTAGGTTGGGACAAACAAACTTGTCAGGTCAAAGAAAAGTTTGGTGCGTTAAGATTTTACATCAATACTGGATCTGATGAAATTTTTAAAAAAATACACTCATATGAAAATCAAAGTTATGAGATTTGTGAGACCTGTGGAGAAAAAGGAGAGTTAAGACTTGTAGGTTGGTATAAAACATTATGTAATAAACACCATGAAGAACATAAGACAAATATTCAAAACTAATACCCATTTAATGGATCATCCTGAAGTACAAGAATTGATTGATTATTGTGTTGAATTAGAGGGTCAAGTTGTTGAAAAGAAAATTGATGATACTTATAGTAAAGAAGAGATTTATCTTCAGATGCTTAAGGACATATACGATAGTTGTGATAAAACTTTAACTGATGATCAGCTGTCAGAAAGGTTCAAGGAAACCCCAAGAGTGGATTTCAAGCAGGCTGTAATAAATCTAAAAAAGTATATGGGAGCCGTATCACAAATGTACGGGTTTATGTTATGAGTGAAAATGCAAAACAAAGAGTTAAATTGATTATGGTTGAGGAAAAACCATATGTCGTGTCGTTAGACAAAGTAGAAATCGGAGATAAAGTTATTGTTACTGTAAACGGACAGTACCCTTCAATCATCGAATGTAATAATGAAACAATTTATAAAATTGTTATTGAAAATAAACTCAGCTCAAACCAAGCATTTAAGATCTTCATGGAACCTGAAAACATTAAGTTTCAACCAGAACAAATTGAAAAGATATTGGAAAACGATGGATTGATGGATGTTGAACTTGATAACGGTGTTTATAAATATAGCCTATGATGAGTATCATAGAAACGTACATTCACATTATAGGGATAACTTTAACGGTAGTCCTTTTAGGTGGGTACATAACGTATCGATATATTAAAAAGAAAAAATAATGGCTTACATCGAACATAATTTTTTTCCTTTAAAAGTTTGGGTTAGAGACGAATACCTATATCAAGGAAAAAAAGGTTTGGGTGAGTTTTCTCAAGGTATCATAATTTCGGTTAGATGTATGCCAGGTCAGGCAGCACTTTTTCAAGTATTACTTGATAATGGTGTAATGAGAGACAAACTCCCAAGTCACGCACTATTAACTAAACCTGAACTACCAACCCCGGATTTACCATTTCACTACCTACAACTTTGGAATTGTTTTTCATACAACTTCACTTTGTTGAAATTAAATTTTATTGGTGGTGGTCCTGTTGAGGTTTATATGAAAGATAGAAATTTTTATAGTGGTAAATATTTTGCGACTATAAATTGGGGATCAAACGATATCAACACAGATATAACTTTGTCTGAAGACCCTATGGAACATAAGTCCCATCATATAATTTTATTGGATAACGGACAAATTGCCCTCCAACCAAATAACAGAATTAAATGGTCGGAACCAAGTTTTGTTACCAAACCTTTCCCTGAGAAACCTGATTATCTTGTTTGTAATGAATTTTATAACGTGGAAGACCACGAAAAATGGCACACGGAAGATAGTGAAAGAATGTTTTACGATAATGAGTAATAACATCTTTCCCTACGGCATAACCGCCATAATACACAAATTCATTTTTTATGAGAACTTTAGATTTACATGGAGTTAAACACGCAGATGTATCCAAATTGATGGATCAATTTATTTGGGAACAGATGAATAAAAAGTCGAGGGAAGTCGAGATCATCACAGGAATTAGCCAAGCGATGAAACAAGTAGTAATAAAAACCCTCAAAGATTATGACTTCATCTATAACGAAGAGTGGAACAATCCTGGAAAGTTTATAGTTAGTTTAGTTTAATGAAAAAAAAGTGTGATCCCCCGGTTGAATAAGTCGGGGGTTTTTTGTATCTTTACTTTATGTTAGAAGTAGAAGGTAAAACATTTCATAAGTTTGTTGAGATTAAAAACTATAGAACTAGTTTATATCTTAATTATTGCGATATAAATCAAAAAGATAGACATATCTTAGGCTTGTATGTTGAAACAAAAAATAAAGGTAAGTTCTTTTCTGATGCTCAATTCCACACTGAAGATGCCTTTGTTGAGCATTTTGGAAATCCATTTGCATCAGTCCATTTTGATAGACAAAGATTGTTTATAGAAGAGGGTGATGATAAAATATCAATTAAGTTCCAATTTCACCAAAAAAATAGAAAAGTAGGAGGTAGGTACTTTACAGAAAGAAAGAATACACAGTATTTCACATTCAATTTCAAAAAGAAAATGTTTTATTCAGGAACATTTTCAACCAAAAAGAAACAAGTTATTGGAAGAAGTATGAAAGTGAATCCAACATATTTCACTATAGACGCTTTTTTAAGAAACATTAGAATTGAAAATAGTGTTGCTGTGGACCAGTATCTTTATTTTTTCTTGGAAAAGATTTGGGATAGAATGGGGATTGAAAACCCACAAAACTTTCAGTGGGATTGTATGGGGTCTTTTTATAGTTTAACTTACTATTTGGTTAATGGTATTAAAATCCCAAACAATTGGAGAAAATTCACAGGCACATTCTTTTCTAAAAAAGAATTGAAGAAGTTTGATATGAACTTGGTTGATACCGCGATGGATAAACTAAAACTCAAAGGCTCCAAAGTTAAACAGATTTTTAATGAAATGGAATGGATTGATTTTGATAGATTGTATATGGTTTATAACATTTTAGGTATAGACAGGTTTAATAAAATTGAAAACAAAGTATTTGACCCATACTATGGTGATGATACTATGCCAATCGAAATGAATCAAATGGGTGGGTCTTATGAATGTTTTTATTCAGATAAAGAACAATTTAATCAATATTTCTTGGGTAGAACATTAGTTCCTTTAACTCCAAAAGAAAAAGATAGAATTTTAGATTTGATGCCATATTTTGACCATTATAAATGGAGAACTTTAATTGACCATTTAGAGATGAAAAAAGATTTAATGAATCTTGGTGAAGATGTTAAATTTAAATTCACAAACATTAGTAGTTTTAATTTAGAACACGAGGAGTTTAGTCGTCTTTTACAATCGTATAGAAAAGGTGAGGTTGAAAGATTTTACGGTGATGTTGATAGTTTAGAAACACCAATCGAACACGAAGGTGAAACATATTACCCGGTACTTCTTCGTAAAACATCGGACTACGAAGGAGAATCACAACACCAACGAAATTGTGTTCGTGGTTATTCAGAAAGACCAGATTGTTTAATCTTTTCAATTCGTAAGGGATCAATAGATGGTAATGAAAGAATTACTGTGGAATACCAATATAGAAAAAATGAAATATTGAATGTACAAGAAAGAGCAAAGTTTAATGAAACACCATCGTTAGAGTTTTCACAGGTTGCTAGAATACAACTTGCCAATATCAATCTCATGTATAAACTTGGGACTTTGAAGTTACCAAAGTTGATTAAAAAATACCGTAGTGGTAAAGTAATTGAACAACAGGCAACATTTGATGAAATGAGTGTGAGTGAGAAAAGATATGAATCAAGAATTATAAATATGACACCACAATGGGACACATACACACCTGAATTACAAAATTGGCAAAATGAAATATTAGATCTAGAACGAGTACCTGTTAGAGATTATGATGATTGGCTTGATGAATTACCATAAAATTATTATATTTGTAAAATGGAAGACAAGGAATATGAGTTGATAAACAAAATGGTAGTAAAAATTGACGAGGCAAGAACCTATAACAGAATTTCAGGTTTACTTACTGTTATTTGGTTATTTGAATTTTTTTATACATTTTTTTGGACTCAAAAGTTTGATTATATGTATTGGACTATTTGGGGTGTGAGTTTGGTTGGATGGATTCACATGGATAGAAAGTATAAAGTTGCTATGGAAGAATACCAAGAAATAAAAAAAGAATATGAAACAAGATTTGAAGATGAGAACAATTAAAATTTTACTATTAACCCTTTTGTTATTTTCCTGTACGGAAAAAAAATACAAATATGAAATCAAAGGAAAAGTTTATGTACCAACATCGGGACTTAACCCAATGCATGATGCAATTTGGTATACGGACACAATAAGTTTTGATGGAGATACAATATACTACTTCAACAGTGACGGATCAGAAGTTAGAATCTATCCACCATTTATTTTAATTGACCATACATTAGACAAATGAAAACATATAAACAACTACCAATCCCTGAAGACTCTGCTTGGAGTAGAAATACCTTATACGGTAAACTACATTGGAGAATAAGATACTTTCTTACCGGTGTAAAAAACATCATCAGATGGGTACCAACTATGTATCACGACAGAGATTGGGACGGAGATTACATTCTAAAAATCTTACAGAAGAAAATAGAGTACCAAAGAAAAGAACTTGTCAATGCCAATAGACATATGGATATTGATAGAGACAATCGTTATATGACTTTGGTCCTTAACTTACTTGAAAGAGTTAGACAGGAGCACTATTCATTAGAGTGTATGGATTATTGGGATGATGATATAAGTTTTGAAGATGTACCAGATAACCCAAACTTAAAATCTATTGAGATTGAAACAACCGGTGAAAGATTTGATGAATACTTAAACAAATATCCTTCTTCAGTTCGTGCAATCATTAAAGAACATGGAGAACAAGCAGACAAAAAACGTTTATGTTTAATGGTATCTTACTATAATCATAATAAAGCAAATAAACTTCTTTTCCGAGTTTTAGAGGAAAGACTAGCCCAGTGGTGGGATTAAAAAAATACGATATGCAAAACAAAGAAATAATACACGGACAATTGATGAACGAACATCGAAGATTGTCAAACGAAATTGCTGACATCAAGGCAAATAGTTATGATTTAAATGAGGAAGAAAAAAGAAAGGTTACCGAATTACAAAGACAACAAATGTTGATCATGAAAAAACTTGAAAATTTGTTTAGGTAGTATGAGAGTAGTTGTAACTGGAGGAGCCGGATTTATTGGATCGGCATTTATTAACCATTTATTAGATAACTTTGAATGTGAAGTTCTTTGTGTCGATAAACTAACATATGCTGGTAGTAGAAAGAACATTAAACATAATGTATCATTTTTACAAAAAGACATATGTGATGTGACCGCAGATGAATTGGGTGAGTTTGATTATATGGTCCACTTCGCGGCCGAATCACACGTAGATAATTCAATTACAAACGGACTTCCATTTGTAAGGACAAACGTTGAAGGGACATTCAACCTGATTGAAATATCAAGAAAAAATAAGAACTTAAAAAAGTTTATTCATATTTCTACTGATGAGGTTTACGGAGATATGGACGAACATTTTTCTATAAACCACATAGCAAAAGAAGAAGATGATCTTAAACCAAGTTCATACTATTCAGCAACAAAAGCATCTTCTGATATGTTAGTCTTATCCGCTAACAGAACTTACGGGTTACCTTACTTGATCACAAGAACTTGTAATAACTTTGGTGAACATCAGTTTGAAGAAAAGTTTTTACCGACAATTGCAAGATCAATACAAGAAGGAAAACCAGTACCAGTTTATGGTGACGGAAAACAAGTTAGAGAGTGGATGTATGTGTATGATAACGTAAAGGTTATTTGTGATTTAATGTTTGACGACACAGTGGTTAACCAAGTAATGAATATTGGTACAGGATTTAGAGTGACAAATTTAGATATCATCAATAAGATTGCCTCAATTTTAAATAAAGAAGTCCAAATAAATCATGTTGAAGATCGATTAGGTCATGACAGAAAGTATGGGCTATTCTCGAAAAAAATGATGTGGTTTTATCATAACAAAGGAGAAACCATCGAGTTCAAAAACCTTTACAATTATTTAGAAGAACAATATGGAAAATAGAAGTAGACACTACGGGGATGTAGGAAAATGGATAGAAAAAGTAATTGACTCTTGTAAGACAACTGATCAAGTTAGGACGACAAGAAAATTGATTAGAAACTTTGATAAACAAATACAAAATAAACATATCGACGCTTACTGGCATACATACTATTACGAGTTAATACAACCACTTGAGTACTACCTCCAAAACAAAAGCGACGAGATCTTTAATGAGAAACTTAAATCATGTTAGGTCATTTAATAAAACAAAACGAACAGTGGATGGTAAAGTACGATGATAGTGGTACGAATAAAATCTACCCATTATGTACTGAAACTCAAAAATGGACACAAAAACCTGAAATTAAAAATTTTTTAAAAGAAAATATTGAAGTTGTTTTTGATTTTATAGTGAGAGGTGAATACTGTGAAACAAAAGAAGAAATGATTAAAAATTACTTCGCAAAAATAAAAAGAATAGAACACGAAAGTTTATAGTTTTATGGGTGAGTTAGGTTTTAAAATATCAGGATGTTTTGGTGACGTACTGAACTCAACTCCTTTATTGAAGTATTTTAGTTTGGCTCATAATCGTAAATTAAGTATTGAGACAAACCGACCTGAAGTTTTCAATAATAATCCTTATGTTGATAAGATCTACAATCCTGAGGAGGGTGTTATAATGCCTCACAATATTCCATTCTATGATTGTAATGGACATAACTTTGGTGAAAGTCAAAAACAAATTAGAAAGATGCATCTAACCGATTATTGGTCAACACAACTCGGATGTATCTTAACTCCTGAAGAAAGAACTTTAGAGTTTTATCCTGATCCATTAGATATTGAAATACCTGAAGGTAAGTATGTGGTTTTAAATCCTTCAATAACTTGGGAGTCTAGAACTTGGAGTCAAGATAAATGGGAAGATTTGATTGATAAGATACTTGGTATTGGTTTGAAGGTTGTAATAGACGGTAAAGATGTTTCGTATGGTCAAGACGACAAGAAAAGTTTTTTCAACATCAATAATCCAAACGTTATCAACACAGGAAACAAATTAAATTTGTCTCAGATCTGGCACATGATTAACAATAGTTTTGCTATTATAACTATGGACAGTGGGTTATTACATTTAGCAGGTACAACTGATACTAATATAATTGAATTAGGTAGTGCAATTAACCCATATTATAGATCACCATATAGAAATGGTAATCAGGATTATAAACACAAATTTGTTGGTGGATCCTGTAAGTTGTTCTGTCAATCAGATATGAAATATAATGTTTTGGTTAATGAAAAATTAACCGCTTGGAATGCATACTTAAAACCAGGTTGTTATGAAAACAAACCAACATATGAGTGTCAACCATCACCAAATGCCGCGTTTAACGCATTACTTGAAATAATGATGAATAATGGAAATTGAAGTTTCAATCGGAGAGATAGTTGATAAACTATCAATACTTAGAATTAAAAAAAACAATATAACTGACGATAGTAAGTTAATTAATATCAATAAAGAATACGACTACCTATACCATAAGGTATTTCAGGAATTAAAAATTGATACCTCTGATTTTTATGAAATGATTATGGTTAATGAGATTTTGTGGAATGTTGAGGATAGTATTAGAAATAAAGAAAGAAACAAAGAGTTCGATCAAGACTTTATTGAAATGGCAAGATCTGTTTACATTACAAATGATAGAAGAGCCGAGATAAAAAGAAAAATAAATGAAAAATATTCTTCTGAATTTATAGAAGAAAAATCATATAAACCATATTAAATAAAATATGAATTTTACAAATAGAGAACAAATCGGACAATTTTTGAATTACCATAACTTAAATAATATTGGAGTTGAGTTGGGATCATTCAAAGGACAATTCGCAAACACAATACTTAACAATTGGAATGGAAAATTGTTAATGGTTGATGTTTGGAGAGAACTACCACATGAAGAATATGATGACGCATCAAATCATAGAGAACATATCGACGCTTATGCTCAAGCTATGGATAATTTAAAGGGTTTTGAGGACAGGGCTTATATGTTAAGAATGAAAGGTGAACACGCTTGTGATTTTATTTCAGACCAAACATTAGATTTCGTATATATCGATGCAAATCACACCTACAAATCTGTGAAAGAAGATATCAACCTATGGTACCCAAAAGTTAAATCTGGTGGTATTGTAATGGGTCACGACTACCTACCTGATTATTTTTATGAGGGAAAAGAAGAAAAAGACCAAGCGTTATATACTTTTCCTGACGGACAACCTGAAAGGGCACAATACACCGGTATGTTTGGAGTTAATCCTGCGGTAAATGAGTTTTGTAAAGAAAACGGTTATACCATAAATAAAACGGACGAGTTTTTGGCAACTTGGTGGTTTATTAAAAAATAATAACATGATTAGAATACCAATCATATTGCATTGCACCGAGAACTACTTACAAAATTCTTTGAATTTGGTTAAGTCTTTGAATCTTTATCACGACAATTTAGATTTTTATTTATACACCCTTAATTTTCAATACGATAGCGACATTTCAAATTTGAATACAATTTTTATTTCCGATGAAAACATAGAAAACAACATGAGTTTTGTTGGAAACAAAAATGATGTTAATAATAAAAACATGTTCAAATCAGTATTCTTTAAAAGTAAGGTGGTATTAGATACTATAGATAATTTGAAATTGGATTTTGCGATCTATATTGATTCAGACATTTTACCAACAGGTGAGATTAGTGAGTTATTTGGTTTCATAAAGCAAGTGGATTATTACCCATTAATCCAGCAAAGTTTATTTGAATATCAAATAAATTATGGGAGAGGTAATCCTTTTCACAGAGGAGGATTTGATGAAACAAACATATTGGAATATCCTTTAATGAATAAACACCATGTAACGGTTAGAAATAGAACTCATTATTCTGTAACATCCGTAATGATTTACAATAAGAATTGTAGGCAGTTCTTCAAAGAGTATGATTGGTTAAATGAAAAAGCTTTAGATATGGACCTTGAAGACATTAAATTTTTCTATCCTTTTAGTGATGAGACAACGATGAATGTTTTATTATGGAAATACAAATACAATAAAAGATTACCATTCCTTCAAATGAATATTGATGATATAGGTAATGTTGAAGAATATTACGAATCGAATTATGATAGTGAAAAAGAAATAACATCATATGTCAGGGTCCCAAGTAAAACTGAAAGAAAACATAAATTATTTTTTCATGGGGCAAAAGGAGAGTTGTCTAATGAGATATATAACTTACAACAAAATATGTTTAATCATAGATTGGATTTAAATAATAATAAATTTTATATTTCATCTAATGTCGATTTAAAAAGAAATATTGATATTATTTTTTATGACGACAAAGACTTAATTTATCAAGCGACTAGCAACATAGAAAAAGGACCTGAATATTGGTTCTCACCTAATAAAAAATTCAAAGAGGTAAATAAATTGATAGTTAATATATACGATAATGGAAAACTAATTTTTAAAATATGAAAGATCTAACAAACTTCAGAATCATCAGATTCGAATACCCATTTCCAACCGAAGAACTTACGGTAAGAATTTGGGATAAGATGAATGAAACTGAAACAAAATGGGCAATCCAATTGACCATGAAAGGAATTAACGATACTGGTGATTCACCGATGGGATCTTGGGATATATTTTTCTTGGACGACAAGTTACAGGAAAAGATTGAAGATATATTGAAAAAATATGATGTTCCATATAAGACTGATGACCACGGAAATAAATTACTTAATGATCTTGAATACTTCTCAAAAGAATTTTTAGAGAAACTAGATTCATACTTAGGTGAGAATTTGACTATTGATGATATTTTGGATAGAATTTTAGAAGTAGGTTATGAAAACATAACTATCTTTGAAAAATACTATTTAGGAAACAACATCGAGATTAGAGAAAAAAAATGAAAAATCCATCAGGAAATAAATTAGAGAAACTTGTCTTTGGAATGTTTGACCAAATGGTTGAAGGTGCGGACAAGTATGTAACAAAACAAGGTTCAACTTGGTTGATATTCACAGAAGACAAAAGATGGGTGATTGAGTTCACAAATGATAAAACCTTATGGTTCAACTATAACGTATTTCAAAGTGAGTTGGAACTTATAGGTAAGGACTGTACCGAAGAAAGAGATTTGATTAAGAGCTGGTTTGAATCAAGATTTTTGAATAAACCAAAGGTTGAAGAGGCCCATCATGTTGATGTTATGAAGTTTTTTGATAAAAAAATGGAAAATACAATTGAAAATGGGGTGAAGGACACCAAGTATATCGTTTTAAATTTACTGGAGAGTGTTGAAGACACCATTCAAAATGGGGTAAAAGAAACCAAAGAGAATAGACTTATTCGTACCATAAGTGTTATAAGTACAATTAAAAATGGTGTTAAACACGTTGAAGATGGTGATTGGTTAGACCAAGATGAAAGGATAGATGACATTATTGAAAGTGGTGTTAAAGAAATAATACCTAGTACATTTGAAAGTGAGGAACAAAAAGACCACTGGAAAACTAATGATGAGATTACCGAAAGTATTAAAGATGTAATTGAAAATGGTGTAAAAGAAACCAAAGAAATGAAACACAATAGAAATAGATATCACGGACACTTCATTCTAAAAGATGATATACCAACATATATACCTATGGTTCAAGTTCAGGATGTGATTGAAAATGGCGTAAAAGAACTTAAAGAGTTACCTGACAAGAGCGGTGAATTTAGAGGTTATGGTGATTACTATCATAGACAAGAAGATATAACAAAACCACATACAGAATATGTGAAAGAAGTTATTGAGGATTCTTACAATCATATGGGTAGAGTTGAGGGTGTAATTAGAAATACAGATAAAGATGGGATTTGATAAGAAGATATTAGATTTGAGTAGAACAATCTATCAGACATCTGTGATGGTTTACGGGTCAAAAAAGAACCCTTCAGAACAGATTGATAAGATTAGAGGTATGATTAGAGAGTTCATTAGGACAGAAGTTGTTCCTTATGAGTTGACAAATCAAGAAAAATTGTCTTTTATTTTAAAAAACGAGGGAATTATTAACGAGGCGGTTGGTAAAGGACACAAGGCAAGTAATGGAGATGAGTTCCAACCTGTCAGAGAAAAAATAAGAAAATACAGAATTGAATTAGGAATTATTAAAGATGGAAAATAATATTGAACAAAGTGCTGTTGATTGGTTAGTTGAACAGTACAAGAAAGTTGGTGGGATTTCTATTAGTATGGCAGAAAAGGCCAAACAAATGGAGAATGAAAAATTGGAATCCCTCAAGGATTTTGAAACTTGGAAAGAATGGAAAAACAAATAATATGGGAAAATTATCAATTTTAACACGACTCCGACTATGGATCGGATCAATAGGGTGGAGAATGTTTATCTGGGGTATGGATACAACCGAAGAGGCATATTGGAACTCAATGTATGAATGGGAAAAGACATATAGAATACAAATAGAAGAGGAGGAGGAAGAATAATATGAATACATTAGACAAACAATACCAAGAATTACTCCAAGATATTTTGGATAATGGTGTAAAAAAAGAAACTAGAAATGGAGGAACCATTTCAGTATTTGGTAGACAGATCCGTCACGATATGAAAACTGGATTTCCACTTCTTACAACCAAGAAGATTGCTTTCAAAACTATGGTGACCGAGTTATTATGGTTCCTTCGTGGTGATACAAACATTAAGTTCCTTGTTGATAATAATTGTCATATTTGGGATGGTGATGCGTATAAAGTATATGAAAAGTGGTACGATGAGGTAGCAGTTCATTCTCCGTTTGGAGAGGTGCCAAGAATGACAAAGGAAAGCTTTATCAAAGCGATTGGGATTGATGATGAGTTTGCTAATAAGTGGGGTGAGTTGGGACCTGTCTATGGTAAGCAATGGAGAAGTTGGCATTCAAATGCTAAGGTTACTATGGATGGTAAGTATCATGAGGAAAAAGGTATAGACCAAATTGCAAACCTAATCAACGAACTCAAAACAAACCCAGATTCAAGACGTTTAATGGTTAATGCTTGGAATGTTGGAGAATTGGATTCAATGGTACTTCCACCTTGTCATTATGGATTTCAAGTTTATACAAGAGAGTTGAGTGCTAGTGAAAGAATCACGTATAAAAACACTAAACAAATTAATTTATTGGATTCAAATGAACTGTTTGATTTTATAAAAAGTAATGTTAGTATAGATTTAGATAATGAGGTTCATAAAGAATGTGACAAATTTAATATTCCAACACGAGCAATCTCTTTAATGTGGAATCAACGTTCAGTGGATACATTCTTAGGTTTACCATTCAACATACCATCTTACGGATTATTACTCACAATATTGGCAAAAGAAGTAAATATGATTCCCGACCAATTGATTGGAAACTTGGGTGATACTCACTTATATTTAAATCATATTGAACAAGCAAAAGAACAGATTGGTAGAGAACCATTTGAGTTACCAACACTAAATCAGTTCCCAACTTATGAAGGGTCAAGACCGAGTATTGAATCTTATGTTGTTGGTGATTTCACATTAAAAGATTATCAATCACACCCATCAATTAAAGCACCATTATCGAATTAAAAAATAAAATTATGACGACAAAAGTATATTCAGCATTCCCCGGTGTAGGGAAGACAACTTATTTCAACACTACAAATAGAAATGTGTTGGACAGTGATAGTTCAAAGTTTGATAAGAAACATTTTCCTGATAACTACATTGAACACATTGAAAGAAACATTCAGGACCCTAAAGTAGATAAGATTTTAGTATCATCACATAAAGATGTGAGAGACGCACTTATTAAAAAAGGTATTCCATTTGTATTGGTATATCCAAACAGAGACATCAAAGATGAATACATCCAACGATACAAAGACAGAGGAAACAACGATGCGTTTGTTGACTTATTGGAAAAAAATTGGGATACTTGGATGGACGAGATGGACCAAATGGAAGCACCAAAAGGTCAAACTTTATACAAAGTTAAATTAGGTCCAGGTCAGTATTTAACCGATGTAATTGATTAAGGAATAAGAACAATGGAAAACGGAAATAAAACAGCATTTCCATCAGATATACACAGATATACTGACGGAGGATTAACCAAGCGTGAATACTTTGCCGCAATGGCGATGCAGGCAATAGCAAGTAAAGAAAATTACGATATTGATTACGATTTTATTAGAACTGCAAGAAAGTCTATTAAATTAGCAGATGCTCTACTTAAAGAACTTGATAAAAAAGAAGAACAATGAGAACAATTAAAATCAGATTTGTAAAAACTAAAAATGCTAATTACCACCTCCAAAGAAAAGGATGGTTTGGTAGATGGAAAGATATTGGTTATAGTGTTGATATGGGATATGGTGGTTTTTATATGATATATACTGCCAAAACAAAAGAAGAATTACTTGATGAGGTTTTAGATAAACATTACCAAGTGTGTAGAAACCATGTTGAGATTATAGAATACCCAACAATAAAAATTTATTAAAAATTATGAAATACAGAAAAAAACCAGTAGAGATTGACGCAATCCAATGGACAGGTGATAACAAATTAGAGATTTTTGATTTTTGTAACATGTCTTATATTACTGATCAAGAGTTAAGGATCAAAACTTTAGAAGGATCTATGACTGCTAGTATTGGTGACTACATAATCAAAGGAGTTATGGGTGAGTTTTATCCTTGTAAACCTGACATTTTTGAAATGACTTACGAAAAAATATAATTATGAATGAACAAAACAATTGGAATGACCCTGTGTTATCAGATGGTGACTTCCCATCAAACCAACCTAAGTTTAAAGTAGGAGACAAAGCAATCAAAGCGAAAGGGTATAAGTTCCCATGTACAATCGTATCGGTATTTCAAACAGTAGAAGGACATGTACGAGTTGTAGGTGAGATGGATGAATACGGATTACTTCACATTTTTAACGAAGACCAATTAGAAAAAACAAATTAAGATGAATTACGGAAAAGAGTTTAGAAGTTTCGCAAAGAGCGAAGGAATTAATACACTGGTGTTAGACCAGTATGAAGCGGGATTAACACCGTATGTATTGGAAGAAAGAGAATTGAGAGCAACCCAAATAGATATTTTCTCAAGATTACTTAGAGATAGAATATTATGGTTATCCGGACCTGTAGACCAACATATGTCTGATATTGTACAAGCGCAATTATTGTTCTTGGATTCAGTTGAGAAGAAAGACATCACACTTTACATCAATAGTCCTGGCGGATCTGTTATGTGTGGTCTTGGTATTGTGGATTTGATGAACTATGTAAGTTCAGACATAGTAACCACAAACTTGGGTATGTGTGCATCGATGGGTTCAGTTCTTGTATCATCAGGAACAAAAGGAAAAAGATCATCTTTGATACACGCAAAAGTAATGACTCACCAAGTAAGTCACGGAACACGAGGAAACATCCAAGATACTCGTATTGATCAAATGGAAGGTGAAAAATACAATTACGTCTTATTCAAAATCTTGGCTGAAAATTGTGGTAGAACATTCCAAGAGGTTTTAGATTTTTCGTCAAGAGATAGATGGTACAATTCAGAAGAAGCAAAAGAGTTCGGACTTATTGATGAGATAATCGGAGCGGATAAAAATAAATCAATCACAAACTACTTGGATGGGTTTGATGATTATTACAAGAAAGAAGTATTGGGTGTGAAGTAAATATTTACACCCAAATATTTTTAATTAAAATTAAATTATGGAAAAAGAAATATTAAAAGAAACGGTAAGTAAAGAAAGACCAGTACCGCAAAAGAAAAGAAATTACAAACCAAGAAAGAAAAAAGAAACTAAACAAGAAGAATTTACAGGTTTGGAAACAGAAATGATCCAAAGATCAGGTGAGATACATAGTATTGTAAAACCAATTCAAGCAGGATCGTACAAGGTTGGAAAAAGCTTTCACATTTTCTTTGAGAAAAAACCAAATTCAATTCACAGATTCTTCACCAAATTATTTTTGGGTTGGAAATGGCAAGACCAAAAATAAAAAGAATTCATGTGAATCAACATCACATCAGATCTAATAAAACAAAAGGAACTGATCTACCTGTTATTACAATAAAGGAAGGTAAAACAAATACATATTGTAATGAAGTTGAAATCTTAGGTCCAAGTAAAATTATATATGGTGGATCAGGTTGTGATGAAAAACCACTCTTGAGTTGTGGAGCAAGAGTAGTTATTGAAACAACAAGCGAGATAAATATTATATCATAAAAAAACCCCTCCGTGAAGAGGGGTTTTGTGTTTTACTTAAGTAAGTTGTAATACTCTTTAAAGTGTTTTATACGGTCTTGAAGCCCCAAAATTCCGCCATTCACTCTCTTTGTTACCGCAGTTACAGTTGCGTCATCAGCACCTTTATCGCAGATTGCCCACAATTTGTTTGAGTCAAAGAAGAATGCTGCTGAAGCCAAAGGATATTTTGTTGCAACTAAATCAGGATTTGCAACACAATCTTCACCAATAAATTTTGTAAAGTTAGTGTAGTTTGCTTTACCTGTTAATTGAATGTAACCTCTCCCTCTAAACTTGAAACCTTCTTTAGATGCTTCATCACCATTACCCATTCTTGATGCGTAAACACGAGCGGCAATCTTTTCAGGTTGACGGGCGTAAGACTCATTTAGATTACCAGGAAAATACTTACCAAAGATCTTTTTCAACCCATCGGCAGAATAATTCAAGTTTTCACTTACAGCTTTGAAATTACCTGACTCATGACCGCACTGTGATAAGAAGTGCGCTAATCTCAAATTATTTGTAATATTGAATTTTTTTGCGGTGTCAGGAATCTGAGCAAGAACCGCATCAGGAAGGTGACCTTTTAATTTTTCAATATTTAATGGACCTCCTGATGGGATAACCACATCCTCTTTGATTACTTCTGTGGTAGGTACCGACTCACCAAATAGTTTTGCCCATGTGGCATCACCAACGATACCATCATCTTTTAAACCATTTGCTTTTTGCCAAGATTTAACCGCAGCTTCTGTTTTAGGTCCAAATTTTCCTATGGCTTCTACGCCTAATTTTTCTTGGAGTTTTTTTACATCAGCTCCTTCTGATCCAACTTTTAGTATCATAATTTTTGATTTTCCTATAAATAGTAAAATCTCCAACAAAGTAAAGTTTTTGTTGTAAAAAAATGAACAGTTAGTGATTTTTAAGATACTTATTAGAAAAAGAAAAATATGGGATACACAAGAGAACAGGTCGAGGCTGCCGTCAAAGCCAAAGGTTATGTTTACTTCGAAGACACAAGTAATAAAGGATTCGATGCAAACATTATTGGAATAAGAAACGCGGCTACCGGTCAAAAGGTAACAAATGCGTTTGATGACTTAATAACATTAAGTTACAAAGATGAAACGGGTGTGTGGAAATATCACGAATGGCCGGCAACCACAGATCCAGGAAAAAAAGGGATTTTAGAATCTCAAAATAAAAGCGGAATTGCTCGTTTAGTTGAAGGACAATACAGAGGTTCACACGGAATTGGTCTTCATCAAGGGAAATATGAAGCATTAAAACAGGCAAAAAATGTTAAAGTATATCGTGACGCAAATCGTGATATGAATTATGATGAAAATAAAATTGAGGAAGGTATTTTTGGTATCAATATTCACAAAGCAGGTGCCGACTCTACTTACGTAGAAAATTGGTCAATGGGTTGTCAGGTATTTAAAAAGTCCGCAGATTTTGATATATTTATGGGAATTTGTAAAAAATCAAGTAAATTGCATGGTAATTCATTCACTTACACACTAATTGAGAGTTCAGATATAAAATAATGTTAGAAACAATCAAAAATTTTCCAAATAAACCAGGGATTTATAAAATTACATCCCCAACCGATAAAGTTTATATCGGTGAAGCGGAAGATTTGCGAGTTCGTTGCTCTTTTTATTTAACACCTAACAGGATCAAAAAACAACGAGGTATTTACAACTCTTTAATTAAACACTCTGTTGAAAACCATAAAATTGAAATTATTGAATATTGCGATGTAGACGAACTCCTCCAAAGAGAAAGATTTTGGCAAGAACATTTTAATTCGGTGAATGAAGGTTTAAATTGCTTTTTAACAAAAACTGATACACAAAAAAAAGTTTTGTCAGAAGAAACTAAAAAAATTATGTCTCAAAAAGCATCTGGGGTTAATAATCATTTTTACGGTAAAAAACACTCAGAAGAAAGTAAACTTAAAATTTCTGAAAGATCAAGTGGTGAAAATAATCCTAACTATGGTGGTAAATTTAAAAATGATGAATGGTTGATGAAACAAAGGATTTCTAATAGCAAAAAACACCTAAAGGTCATTGATATATTAAACAACGAAGAATATGTGTTTATAAACTCAAAAGATGTTGGTAACTTTTTAAGTTGTGATTCTGGAAGAGTTAGAACA